CCAGGCCAAGGGTAAATGCCGTATCCACAAGCACCACGAGTTTCTCATTCAGGAGAAGCTCTCGACGGAGCCCAACGGCTCCTACACCGGTCACATGCATCAGGTGACCATGAAGCTCAACCTCGATCGCATTTGCGATTACCGTTGGAACCAGGGGGTGGTGACGAGTGTAGCCGGCCTGGAGAGCGCCGGCGTTCAGACGGACACCAACGACGTGCAGACGTGTGTGTGTCCGCGCAAGAGGTTGTACGTCATGATCCGCGGGCAGTCAACGTACAACACAGGCGGCACTGACGACCCAACGAAGACGCCGAGCTTCGACTTGGTCGCGCGTGGTATCCATCAGATCGTCGCGTGATCGCGCGGGTGCAGCGGTGCGCATATGTGTGCTGCTGTGCTATATGTCATTGAGTGTGCGCGCCAGCGCACAGACTCAATGACCCTAGGAGAACGGCGGGGTTCGCGCGGGCTCCGTGGGTGTCGTGGTACCGGTGGTACCGGCACCCCTATAAAAAGAAATAGAGAACATAAGGACGGCCATTCGGGGTCTTGCCAAGGAGCGCTAGCGACTGCCCGAATGGCCCAGAAGACTTCCCAGAAGCCTGCTAGGGACGCTGCGGTGTCAACCTATGACTTCCGATATCATGCGGAAGGCGAGTGCGGCGTCACTAAGGAGGGCGTTTACGCGATGGTCCGTGGCGTGGCGAAGCACTATGTGTTTCAGCTTGAGCGCAGTGACGGCGGCTACCTGCATTGGCAGGGGCGGATGAGCCTCTTGAAGAGGCGCCGAAAGCCAGAGTTGGTGGCCGCGTGGGCGTCGATGACGACCGCGCCGTTGCCGCCGTATTTGGCTCCGACCAGCAAGGAGGATTCAGCCACGGATTTGTACGCGTGCTATGCCGCGAAGGCCGACACTCGTGTGGAGGGGCCGTACAGCGATCGCAATGAGCCCAAGAAGGTGCCGCGGCAGTGGCAGGGCTTGCTTGAGAAGTTGTACCCTTGGCAGAAGGCCGTGTGGGATTCTGCCGACGTCTTCGAACCCCGCAGCGTCAACGTCGTCGTGTGCCCGGAGGGTTCGAGCGGCAAGTCGACCATCGCGCATTTGTGCCGGCTGCACAAGAACGCCATCGTGTGTCCGCCGATCAACGACGACAAGGAGTTGGTGCAGGCCGTGCTTTGCATGTGCAAGGCGCGCGAGAGCGACCCGCCTCTCGTGTTCATCGACATGCCTCGAGCGTCCAATCAGGAGAAGATGTTTAACATCTTCAACGCGATCGAGCAGATCAAGAACGGCTACCTGTTGGACGTCCGCTATCAGTGCCGCGAGCACGACATTGATAGCCCGCAGGTGTGGGTGTTTTGCAACACTGCACCCAAGGCTAAATACTTGTCCAAGGACCGCTGGCGGTGGTGGACGATCAGTCCGGACAAGGCGCTGGTGCGTATCAGCATGAGTGACGACGAAATAATGTCGGAGCCCATGCGTATCGACGACGAGGATGGCGCGCCCTCGAAGCGCCCCCGCAGCGAGAAAGTATAGCCATGGACGCAAGCCCAAGATGTTGCCGGCCCTCATGGCTAACCCCGTGGTTCAGCAGGCTGCTGGAAGTGCTGCGCGAGCTGCTGTGCGCTATGGCGCCAAGCGTCTCGCCACGTACGTCGCTGGAGCTGGTGCTGCTGGCGTTGCCGGCGGCTATGCATTGGGGCGCAAGGGTGGCCCCAAGAGACCGCGTTCAGGGCGCGGTGGACAGCGTATCGATGCCGGCGCAGGCGGCGAGTTGATTCGTGAGACCGTGACATACGGGCGTACCCGCAAGGAATATATTCCCAAGGTTGTTCGCGCGAACATCCTCAACACCGTGTGCAGGTGTTACTGGGTCAACCCGAATGGGTATGACAACGCAGCGTCGTCTACGACTGTCCCCGGACAGATTCCGCTGCGCAACTTTAACCTCAACGGCTCTGCGACCACGATCCAGTTGCCGTTGTTCTTGTTCGACGTGACCTCGTGGGTGAACCAGCAGGGCTCGTCGCAGATCACACAGTGTCCGATGTGGCAGCTGCAGAGCGACGTGGTTGGAAATCTAACGTTCGCGAATTACACCACAGCGGCGTCAGGGTCGGCTCCGAGTTGGTTCATCGAGACGTGTGACGCCCCGACCACATCGACAGGGACAAATCCGAATGGCCGAGATTTGTTGAAGAGCATGCAATTGCGATTCTTGTTCTACGGCGCTACGTCGAAGCCGACGAGGATCTCGCTCGACGTGATCTCGATTCAGGATGATTACTTGCATCCTGACAACAACGCGTCAGCAGTGTCGTTGCCGAATATGAATTTGGCGACGGATAAGACGGCCTTTTGGGGTTCCAAGATCAGGCCGTATTTGTTTAATCCAGTGGTGCTCGGCGATGTTCGCCAGGCCAAGGGTAAATGCCGTATCCACAAGCACCACGAGTTTCTCATTCAGGAGAAGCTCTCGACGGAGCCCAACGGCTCCTACACCGGTCACATGCATCAGGTGACCATGAAGCTCAACCTCGAT